TTTAAAGAGCTAAACGAGTTATTTGAACAACAAGAAGGATTCTGTTATTATTGCGGTGAATTACTTTATGCATCATTTGACAGAGAGATTCACATAGAGCATAAGATTCCAATATCTCGCGGAGGTTCTAATGATATCACGAATATTGTACTAAGTTGCGCAAAATGCAATCTTAGTAAAGGCGCAAAGACCGATGTGGAATTTTTAAAATTGGTAACAAAGCAAAAATGAAAGAAGAAATCGCTGTTGAAAAGGAATCCAAACCTAAGCAATATTCCCAGGAATACATGGACGCACTTTTAGAAGGCGTCAGGCAGTATGTACCTCCGCACGTAATGGAAAATCTACACAGGCAAGCGTTACCTCGTGCCGGTGGCAAAGCAAGTGCCAATGCACGCGCAGCTCGAAATGCTGCTCAGACCACTGAAGCTAGTCAAGCACAAAATACACAGGCCGAAGTAAACGCAGAGGTAGAGAAACAACCGATACCGGCAGACATAACACCAGTACCGTTACCTACGAATGAAAAACCGTTAACACCTCCTGCACCACCGCAACTGCAACCGGAAACGTGTGCAGAGGGCGATGAAGCATGCGAGGCTTCTGGGTCAGGTCCAGAGCAATCTACACCCGTACAACAAGGTAAAAGTAAAATGGATAAGGAAGAAATAGATAAAGATGCACACGGTAAGCAGGGCGCACCCATAGCTGATACTAATGCATGGGATGCAGGTGCAGCTCAAAAGCGATTAGTGGCGTGGGCATCAGATAGTGATGGCAATATCAACTTTGGCAAACTCAAGCGAGGCTATTTGTGGAGCGCACCGGGAGCAGATAAACTAGGAGATCTTAAATTCCCTGTCGCAGATATCATCAACGGACAGTTTAAGATAAGCGCAGCAGCTTTATCGGCAGCAGCAGGTCGTATTAACCAAAGTAAAGGAATACCACCCGATGAGCTCGCTTCAATGAAAGCCACGCTTAGAAGCTACTACAAAGACATAGGTGAAGACGCACCGGATAATATCTCAAAAGCAAGCGATGAGGACTTACATCCGGATTGTCAGAAGGTAGCGGACAACTGCATGAAACTGAAATCCGGCAAAGGCATCTCTAAAGCAGATGTTCCGACCTACATAGGCAAACGTCCGATACTTACCTTCGTCGCTGCATCGCCAGGCATCATGGAGTCTATCAGGAAAACCGCTTTGGCAGGAGCTACAGGCAAGACATTCAACGATGAATACCTGACTCCTTTAGGCCTTACGAGAAACGACGTTGCGATTACCTATCTTGTCCCGAATCTGCTAAAAGACGAAGGCGGGAAAGTCAGAGAACCAACTGCCGAAGAAATAGAGAAGTGGCAACCCTGGTTCACCGAAGAAATCGAAAAGATTGAAAGCGGTAATAAGCTGCCAATAATCGCACTCGACCACACGGTGAAAAAAGCGTTAGATAGAGAAGTTGAATTTACACTGCCTCATCCAAACTCACTATATACTCCGCGAACAAAGGATGAGCTGCAAAGGAAGAGATATCAGGTATCAAAGGCTCTCGAAGCTAGATACCGAAAAAACTGATAAAACGTCCTGAGAAATTAAGCCAGATTAACGTCAAAAAACAAGTAACGCTTAAATACTCTCAGGAGAATTTTGAACCGATACAAAAGCAAGCAGCGGCCTGGCACTACACCGCGCGCCTGTTGAAAGGGACAGACCATCTAGTGTGGGGTGTTGTCTATGAACCGTGCAACGGACCTGTCTGCAAGACCGATACGCAGGGGGACTTTATACGTCCCGATGAACTGCGAAAGGTCGCGCAGAATTATCTCGCCAATGCCGGTAGAATAGGACTCCACCATCAGAAAGAACTGAGTCCGTCCGAGGCGACGCCTGTGGAGAGCTTCATCGCGCCCGTTGATATGGTCGTCGATGGTGAACACATCACGAAAGGCTCCTGGGTGCTGTTCACGAAACTAAACGATGCACTTTGGAAACGCGCACAGAGCGGAGAACTCGGCGCGTATAGCATCGACGGAACAGGTGTGCGCGTAAAAGCGTAACCTCTAAAGAGAACCAAGGCGCGAATGGTAAACGACAAAGATTATTCAACTGGCGTACCTAGCGTCGCTCTCGAAAAAGATACTGAACTTGTCGATACCGAAGTTAATTCCGTTCACCTCGTAACACGCGGGGCGAACCGTAAGAAACTTCATTTGGTCAAGTCAGAATTAAAACGCGCACCAGGATCTAATTCTATGGCAGAAACACACGAACCAGCGTTCGCTATCGACGTCCTTAAAAATTATCACGAGGAAGGACTGGCGGACAAAATAGAAAAAGGGATTCCTGGGCTACAACCTGAAGCGATGGAAGTAGGAGAGGCCATGGTCACTCTTGCCAAATCTGTTGCTGAAGAACTCCCCGCAAACTTCTTTGATGAGATCTCGTCTATCGCAGGTTTTCAGAAAGCCAGCACTAAGAAAGCGAAGCCTACTGAGGACGATGATGAGGACGATGATGACGGTTGCGATGGAGACGACGGAGCTCAGAAATCAAAGGCAACGAAAATGAAAAAGAGTATAGAAAAAACCCTCGAAAAGATCGAGAAAGAGGAAGACCTTGATCTTCTACCTGAAGATGTGCAAAAGGCCGTCCGTCCGATATGGAAGGCCCTCGTAGAGAAGGACGAGCGCATCGCCAAGATGGAAGAGCAAAAGCGTGAAGAGGTTTTTCTTGCGAAGGCAGCGCAGTACACCCGTATTGCCAAAGGTGCTGATTTCGTCAATTTGATGAAAGACGCAGCCGATTACCTCCCAGAAAAGTCCTTCCAGGCATTTATTCATCTTCTCGACGCTCACGAGGAAATGCTTAGAAAAGGCGACCTGTTCGCAGAGTACGGCAGCTCGCTCGAAGGCGACGCATCGAACCCACTTGTTAGGTGGGATGCAGAAGCCAAAGCACTGCAGAAATCAGCAGGGATAACGTACGAACAAGCGTACACCGACGTTGTGCACGCAGACCCAGAAGGGTACAAGGAAGTCCTTAATCACAACCTAGCCGCATCACGAGGTGAGTTCTAATGGTCGGCGATACACCCGTCCTCGATATGTCATATGTCGCGGGCATGGATCTGTCAAGTTACCAGTTCAGAGCGGTCACGATGGGAACTGACGGCAACATGTACCTTGCGAGTACCTCGGTACAGTCGTTGACCACATCAACAGTACCCCCGGCACTTGATTCCGTAACCGTGCCTTCAAACCAGGTATGGGGCATACTCCAGAACGACCCGCCTATCGGCGATATTGCGGTTGTTCGTGAACTCGGACACAGCAAATGTGTCATGAGCGGAACTCCAGGGCCAGGCGTGGGTCTTAAGCTTGCTGACACGGCAGGTAGACTTACGACGGGCTCAATAGGCTCAGACGTTATCGTCGCTATGATGTCGCAGGATAACTGCGGCGGGACTGGCGAGATACACGATGTCGCGCTTATGACTCGCGGATCGTCAGGAGCTACGTACAGAGCAGGCCAACTAGAATATGCGATCAAGCTGACGAACCTTGCTGGTACTAACAACGTCTATGCGGCGCTTCCGCTAGGCTTTACTGGTACTATAGTAGGTTGGTACGGACTTTTCACGACTACATCTAGTGGCAGCTCGGGACAAGGATCACTTGACCTGATACTTACTACAGGCGCCTCGCCTAGAAGTCTTTACTCAGTAGGCACTACGAAGTCAACGCTGACAATTACTGAGGGATCGACAGTAGGAACAGTAGTCGCACCGAACGCAAATCCAACGATCAACAACACGTTCGCGTCAACGGACACGCTGACGATCCACTACACGCAAGTCGCTTCGGACGTATTCACAAGCGACCTCGGCGTTTTAGAGGTTCACATCATTACAAACTAGGAGAACTAAAAAGATGGCAACAAATTCTCAAAGAAACTTCGCCTCGATCACGCCGAACTATGGACTCTACGGAGCTGCGAAACGTCTTACCAAAGCGGGTCTTATCGAAAGCCCTGCCGAAGCATGGACAATGCCAAGTCACGTTTCGCTCACCAAGAGCCAGCCAAGCGTCTTCGATGTGCACGTTAATGTGCCCAATACAATTTTTAGTATTGCGTACATCCAAAGCCAAACCAACTTCAGGGCAGCCGAGATCTTTCCACTCATCCCTGTGATGAAGAAATCTGACTACTACGTCAGCTACACGAAAGACTACTGGTTCACGAATGAAGCTAAAGTTCGGCTAGACGGTTCAGAGACAGCAGGAACGGGCTACGGCCTCAACATGAAAAACGTCTATATGTGCGACGTTTGGGGCCTGCACGTTGACCTAGGCGACATGGTATCAGCTAACGCCGATGCACCGCTTAACATGCAGCGTGATATCTCCCTGTTCTTGACGCAGAAGCTCCTGCTCGCCAGGGAAATGCAGTTCGTCACCAACTACTTCACGAACGGAGTATGGACAACCACCGAAAACGGCGCAGCTAACGGCGGCGGCGGCCAGTTTGTGTTCTGGGATGACCAAACTAACAGTACGCCTATCGAAGATATACGAAAGTTCAGACTCAACATGGCGCAACAGACGGGCTTTGTTCCTAACACCCTCGTAATTGGACCACAAGCCTACGAAGCGCTCATTGTCCACCCAGAAATCCTCGAAAGGATTAAATTCGGTGGAACGCCAGGTGCGCCCGCAGTTATATCAGAACAGGCTCTTGCTCAGGTATTCAGCATCGACAGAGTGATTGTGCCTATGTGCGTGGTTAACTCCGCCGCAGAAGGTTCAGCATCGCCAAGCATGGGCTTTGCATACGGCAACGATGCGCTGCTCTGCTACAGCAACCCAACACCCTCGATACTTACTCCATCTGCCGGGTACACGTTCGGATGGAACGGATACCTCAGCTCCGGTGGGCCGTATCAGGATATAGTCGGTTCTGGCGGTGCAGGTTGGTTCGCTGTCCGGAACTTCCGCATGGAGTGGAGACGCGCCATGAGAATGGAAGCAGAGATGGCGATGGGCATGGAAATCATAGCTCAAGACCTCGGATGCTTCCTGAACGGTGTAATTAGTTAAGGGCAAACGAAATGGCAACGTGGAGTTACAGCGGCGATCCTTCCAATTCTTCACTAGATGAGGTGCGGTTTCTTATCGGCGATACCGATGAGGACCACCAACTCTTGTGGGATGAAGAAATTATCTTCGTCACCGATCAGTACACAAATGCCTACTGGGCGGCAGGTGTTTTAGCGAACACATTAGCCGCT